TCAGTTTGAACCTGAACTTCATCATGTATTAAACCTAATATATCTACATTTAAATGTTCTTCTTTAAACATTTTAAAAGCATTAACAACTGCAGTTTTAACTGTAATTGCTTCAAATGCTTGTAATAAATAATTAAGTAATTTAAATGATGACTCAGCATAAACTTTCCTACCGTCTAATGCTGGCACAAAACCTAAACCTAATTTATTTTGTGTTTGATAAAAGAATTTATTTAATCTTAAATTTAATTCCTTTAATCCTGGAAAGGCTGTATATAGTTTACCTTTTACTTCTTTACCTTTCTCCATATCCTCAACGCCTGTAACCATTTTACCTAACTTAGCAAAACCAGCGCCAAATATTGTAGCGTATAATAAACTTTTTGCTAATTGTCTAGGAACACCTACAATATCAGCAGTCCTTTGATGTATATCACCATTTAAAATATGTTCATTTATATCTTTACTATTTAAATAATGGCCTAAGGCTCTAATTTGGTTACCTGAACTATCACAACCAACCATAACCTTATCAGTATCAGCTATAAATAATTCTCTCATCTCTTTACCAAAGAAAGAATTACTATTTGGTACATTAACTACCTTAGAATGTCTTTGTCTATAAGTAGGTGTACCTATATTAAATGCTTCAACATAAATTCTATTATCATTTTGTTCTGCTAATTCAATCCAGGTTTTTAAAACACTATGTCTACTTCTTAAACTATAATAGTGTAATATTTCTTTTCCTAAATCACCCTCAATTGTATGTACACTATCCGGAGTTATTTTTGGTTCTCCTTTTGGTGTATATTGACTAGGTTTCCAGCCATTATCTAATAACAAACCTCTTACTTGATCCATATTACCTAGATCGGCTTCAATCATTTTAAATCTTTGAAATGTTTTATTAGGATCCCACAAATGGGTATCTTCTTGTTTAACTTCTTTATCTAAAAATTGTGATAACATTCTTGCACTAACTGAACTAAATCTACCATCTTGAATATATTTAACTTTTTTAGGATCCTTATCTATTAAAATTTTTCTAGGCTTTAATGTAGGGTTTATTTTATCTTCAATTTTCTTCATCTCTGAAGTTAAATACTCATAATGCTTTTTAGCTAATGTTGTATTAAACTTCCATTTATTAATAACTTGATTTGCACAAATTTGAGCAATTGCATGTTCCGTTTGTAATGCAGTTTTAAATGTAGGTCTATTTTTAATTAATAGCTGTGCCTCTTCAACTACATATTTATAAACTTTATGATTTAAATTTACATCTTGTATTGCATATGTTTTCATCTCTGGACTATATGTATTAAAATCCGGGCTTTCACCTTTAGCATCATTTAATATCTTACCAAAATTAGCTAATGAATGTTTACCCTCTCTTCTAAAGTTATTCATTTGACTGATAACCATTGTATCTATCATTTTGATTGTTGTAGGTGGTTGCCAGTTAAGTATTTTATTTAATACAACATTGTCATAAGCTATTATATTATGGCCTATTAATACAGTTGCTTTATTTAAATAAGGTACTAATTCTTTTAAAGGTTTACTATCAGCATCATAATCACTAAATGTTATTATTTCATTTGTGTCTATATTTTTAATTACTGCTAACCAAATTGTATCTACGGTTTCTATTAAACCATTGGTTTCTATATCGTATATTAGTTTCATTTTATCCTATCTTTAAAGTAATTAAATGCCTTTGAATAAAGCATTGCTTGTGTATCATCATTATTAAAAACAACAGGTAATATTACATCATCTAAACCGTGTTCAGATCTATGACCATCACCTTCATATCCAGGGCGTTTAACACCAACACAAAAACCATATTTGTTAATCATTTCTAATTCATTTTTAAATCTTACATCAGATATAACAATATTCTTTTTTGTGTCTTTAATTTTATTTTCTAATATTTTAACCCATATATCTTTATGTAATTCATCTCTAAAAGCCATACCTATTTTTTGTAACATATCTCTAGGAGATAAATAAAACCAACCAGGTAAAGATTCTTCTCTTAATATTCTTTCACCATTATCACCAGCTAATATTGCTTTATCAATACCAAATGTATGATGAACTATATCTTTAATTGGTTGTGAAAATGACATTTTTTGAAATCCATAACTTGTTTGCAATAAGTTTGCAACTGTATCTTTTCCAGATCCTTTATAACCTGCAACTCCTATTATCATTTTATTCTCCTTTTATTTTTAATGTACTCTTTTTACAGCTTTAATTGTATATAAATAATTACAAGGATAATGTTTTCTAAATGCATTATCTATTTTTGCTTCAGATAAAATCATATCAATATCCTCTTCCTCTAATCCTCTTAAATCTAAAATCATTCCTATTGTTATAATAGCTTCTATTCTATCAGTAGAATTATTCATTAAACCAACTTCCTTGCCTTCTAATGGCAAAGCATATCGTCTAATTTCAGATTTTTTCTCACCACTTAAAATCATTTTTAACCATTTATCGTCAATGTTAAAAACATGAAAGTCTGTTTTATTCATAAATTCCTCTATTAATTAGCTGGGCTTTTACACCCAGCCAATAAGTTTATTATTAAATTACTTCTTTATCAGTATCAATTGCAGCAAATTCAATTTTGTCTGCGCCTGTATACTCTACTTTTTCAGTAATTTGTAATGCTAAAAGTTGTACAGATATTCCAGATTTACCCATATATGTATATGGTTTAAATTTAATCTGAGCATTACCTTTTGATCCATTACCTAAAGTAGTGGTATCAAGAATAGGTTGTAAACTTTTGTCCACAACTGGTGGAGGTGAAGTATTATACTTGCCCTCGGCATTAGTATAAATCTTTTTCTTCAATCCAACATTATACACAACCTTTCCGTCTTCTTCAACTGGTTTAACATTAAGACCAGCTTTTTTCCACGCATCAGCTTGTTTCTTATCTGATGTTTTTACAGTAACTGAATACTGTGGGCTTGCTTTATCAAAACCCATATCTGGATTTTTAGGATCCAGCTTTATCCAGTTAAACTCTACGTTATTCAATAACATATTATTTTCTCCTTTTCTATATTATCGTCCTTGTCGGTTATATTTCTTATAACTTCTCTTTTCGCTTTTATTTAAAGATTTTTTATGAACTCCGGGTCGTTTTTTAGGTTTTTCCCGCTCCACAAAAGTCTTCATCTTTTTCTTCGCCATATTTACATCCGTTCTCATCGCAAGGTCCACAATTTAAACATAAACACAAACAAGTAAATTCATCTGCTTTAGTTGTGTTCTTGCATTCCTCACATTGGTAATTATCACGCATATTCTCCTCCTATATTAATAATTAATCTGTTTATAAAGCTAATACATTTGGAGGATATTAAATATATTAGCTATAAAAACAGACTAATTTAGTTTCTCTGTAAGACCGTATAATAGGATATATAACTATATATAGATATATTAGTATATAGATAATAATCATAGTATAAGCTCTATAAGAGTTTTTTTGTTTTTTCTTTCTCTGTAAGACCGTACTTTAGGATTGTATAGGCCAGATCCATCGACGAAAAAAACCAATTTATTTTAATTCCTATTATACGGCCTTACAGAAGGACCAGAATTCAAATCAATCGTCGAAAAAAACCAAATTCTTCCATTTTTCTATTGGTATTATTAGGTGTTCAGCTTTCGTTCCCCTTCCTCTGGCGCGAATCCTTATATACCAAGGAAACTAATTGCTATAAATAATGGAATAAAGCTTTTTTATTAACTATAGTGTCGTATAAATAGGGATAGTTAATTAATTTCAAATTTTTTAACTATTAATTGGTTCAGGGTTTTAGCCAGTACATAAAATTAAAACCCCCTGCTACAAACTGGGCAATTCTAAGGTTTACCCACAGCAAAAGATAGGGCTAAAGGTTGTAGATGGTTCCACTTACCACTAACGTCAAGGTCAGATTACCAACTGGTAATTCAGCACACTCAAAAATGGTACTAAAGGATTATAATTTTATAACTAACTTTTCTTTTGATAATAGGCTGGTTTGAGGTTCATTACCGATCTTTCAGATAAAACATATTTTAAGTTAGTTTTATAATTATAATTTATGGTATGGATAATTACTCCCTTTGTTAATTAATATAAACCGTGGCTACCATACCAGCCACACAATTTATGGAGAATAAAATGACACTTATTAGTTCAATTTACAATAACAAAATAACTAACAAAAATATCAAGAAATTACCTAAACCAAGAAAAATTAAACAGGTAATTGAAGTTAAAACTACTTTAAATGAACAAAATATTACTAAATTTATAAAGAGAGGATTACAATGGTACAAATAAATATTACAGAAAAGGAATATAACAAAATTAAATTTTTAAATCCTTTTCAACAATTAAGAATTATTAGACATAATTATAGTAATTATGATGAAGTTATTAATGATAATAACTGGAACAAAATTGCTATACAATTTTACAAACAAGTTAGAGTTAAGTACCCATCATTAGCTAATATAGCTAGCAAATGGGTACACTCTAAATTAACAATTAACGAAATAAGATAGGAGAGGAGGATAAATGAGGAAAACACTAATAAGAAATTCTTGTAAAAAACAATTTAGAGGATTTAGTAAAAATTCTTTTCATTTTACAGGAAAAAAAGAAGTTAATAATGGTATTAAATATAATTCTTCTAAAAATATAGATATTAATAATATTAAAATTAATTCTAATTTAGAGAATGAAATTAATAATACATTAAAAAAATGTTTTAATAAATAAATAATAGAAATGTCCCGATGGTCTTAACAGGCCATTGGGGTCTTAAGCTGTGAAAGAGAGGAGGATAAATGAAAAAACAAACCAATAAAGGGTTCACATTAATTGAACTCTTGGTTGTAGTTGCTATTATTGGAATAATATCTGCCGTTGGAACGGTTGCTTATTCTGGTTATACTTCTGCCGCTAAAAAATCT